TCATTGAGGGAGTTATTGATGCGGATGGTTATGGTCATACATTGAATGGTTATGATGGAAATGCGGATGAGACAAAAGTTCAAGACCAATGGTTTTATGTCATGAGATTAGATTGATTACCATAAAACTTTAATTATTATTTCTGTATGGCGAGAAAAAAGAAAATGTCATTTAAATTGAATCCTGAGTGGATGTTAAAAGAACCACTGGATTTTGAATACAACAAGTATACCTTGTTGGACTATATACAGAAGTGCGAAAAAAACCTTGATAGGTTTGAAATATATCCTGATTTTGTTGAGTTGTCATTACACTTGGCAAACATGCAATCGTTAACAAAAGAACATATCTTATTATTAACGGACAAGAAGTTTGAATCATGTGATGATGAAATCATGATGAAAGACTTATACCCAAAAAAACCTCGTGAATTATCCCAAGAAGAAGAACAAGAATTAACTAAAACAATTCAATATTCAAATGTCAAGTTATTTGACACATTTAATCTTGCCAAGTCAATATGGAACATGGCGTTTGATAGTGTTGATATTTCAATAAAAAAGAATAAAAGTTATTTGGCAAGTGGAATGGGTTATTCTTTCTATTATAGTAAGAAAGATAATAAAGTTTATGTTTGGGAATACCAGATAAAACGAGACAGAAAACAACCTAACACAAACAAAACTACAATTAAGTTGTTATATGAGAACTCACCTGAGGATGTTACTCTATCTTCAATAATTGAAACCAATTCATCATTTGTTAAAACAAAAAATTATAAGACATTCCCTGTATTTGAAATGCAGTGTAGTCAAGAATTTCCGATGGAGCAAACAATAGTTCCAATTATGAAAAGGAAAATTATAGCGTATATTTTTCAAATTATTAACCTATCAAAGACAAAAAATTTTGACTCTGAATAAAAAATTATTTATATTTGTGGGTAATGGGATTTAACAAGAGATATATAAATTACCAAAATACCTTAATTGCCCTTCAGTCTAATAAATTGAAGGAATATTACGGAAATTCAGACGCTCTCATTTTTGAGGATAGTATAAGTGAAAAAGTTTATAATCTTTTTATTCAAAATAAGAGAGAGAAAGAAATAATAAAATTAATAAACCAATAACATGGAAGAAAAAGTTATCAAAAACTTATTGGGTAAACTTAGACAACCCATACACATTGATTATATTTCAAAGTATATTCTTAAAGAATCAATGGAAAACACAATGAACATCATTACTAAATTGGTTGAGAGTGATGTCATAGAAGAATCAAAATATGCAAAAGATTACTATGTGGTTAAAAACGTATAAGATTAATAACGAATATGTTAAAGCATTTTCTATTAAACTATTTAAAAGTTATTTATTCTCAATACAATATCATAAAGATGGTGGTTGGTTTAGAATATTTAAAATTGGAATTGCTTGGACAAGAATACCGTTATTTAGTGTGAGAAACGGATACAAAAAATCTTTAAAAATTAGAAACAATTATTATACATTTTTATCATGAAAATTAAATTAGAATATGTTTGGCTTGATGGTTATAAACCAGAACCAAATCTACGAAGCAAAGTTAAGGTCATTGACGTTAACGAAAAAGGAGACCTTAAAGAAATACCTGAATGGGGATTTGATGGTTCATCAACAAAACAAGCCGAAGGATATTCATCCGATTGTTACCTTAAACCTATTAAACTTTATGTTAAAAGTGTTATCTCAGAATATTCTACAGTATATGTTCTTTGTGAAGTAATGGACAATAAAGGTAAAGTTCACGAAACAAATGACCGAGCAAAATTGGGTAAAGAAGATGAAGATTTTTGGGTTGGATTTGAACAAGAATATTTCATTCGCTCAGGTCATAACAAACCAATTATTGGGTTTAATAATGGTGGTATCATTGACCCTCAAGGAACATATTATTGTGGTGTTGGAGGACAAATGGTTGGAAGAAGTTTAACCGAACAACATTTGGATATGTGTTTGGAATATGGGATTGGAATTGAAGGAACAAATGCTGAGGTTGCATTAGGGCAATGGGAATACCAAGTATTTGCTAAAGGTAAAGTTCAAGCCGCTGACGATTTATGGATGTCTCGTTACTTTCTTTATAAAATTGCTGAGAAACACGGATATCAAATTGAATTACATCCAAAACCTTTAACAACAGGAGATTGGAATGGTTCAGGATTACACACCAACTTCTCAAACAAAAGAATGAGAGACACAGGAGGAGAAGAATACTTCAATTCAATATTCAAAGTATTTGAATCAAGAGCAAAAGTTCATATTGAAAACTATGGTTCAGACAATCATTTAAGATTAACAGGTAAACATGAAACACAATCAATTGATAAGTTCAGTTGGGGTGTGTCAGACAGAGGAGCGTCAATCAGAGTTCCAAAATCTGTAGGTGAAACATGGAAAGGTTATCTTGAAGATAGAAGACCAGCATCAAACGCAAATCCATATTGTATTCTTAATGTTATTTGCGAATCGTTGGAACTTGCAAAAGAACTTGATGATACACTCCATGTAATGTATGACGATATTGACACCAGTAAGTTAAGTGAAAAGTTTGGAACACTATCAAGTAATGATTTGTTGGAAGAATATAAGTATGACGAACAATATGAACTTGAAGAAGAAATAATGGAATCAAGGGCAAATGTTCCGTCAGAAGAAATTAAATTTAATTTAAAAAAATAATATGAAAAAAGATTGTATTTGTAATCCGTTAAATGGAGGTGATGGTAATTGTCAATGTAGTGTTCCTAAGGAACAAGTTAACCATCCACAACATTATGGTGGTGAGGATAATCCATACGAAGCAATTAAAGTTATTGAGGCTTGGGATTTAGATTTCCACCTTGGTAATACCGTGAAATATATTTCAAGAGCAGGCAAAAAAGGAACTGATAAAGAACTTCAAGATTTAAATAAAGCATTATGGTATCTTGAAAGAAAGATACAGAACATTAAAGATGCAAGTCAGACTCAGATATAATTCCAAACATAACTCAGGTGAAAAACCTTGGAAGTTAACCATAGACGGTTCAGTATTGTTGGTAGATAACGTAAGATTTAATTGTCCAACACAAGGATTTATTGAAGATATACCAGGAGTTGGATTTAAAACCCAAGTAGGGTGTGATGCTCAACGAATAACTATGGAAAATGAAATGGTAACAATAGAATAATGGTTTACTATATTTTGGCTAGAGGTACAACAGGATTTAATATTATTTCTGAAAATAATGAAATTACTTTGGGAGTACCAAACTTTGATATTCAAATACCAATTGAAACCATCATTGAAACCCGTGATATTCAAGGTAAAATTATTTACAACGGAAAAATTAAATTTGAAACAGAAAACGAGATTGTTATTAAGGACAAAATTGCTTATATTAGATAAAAAGAAAAAATATGTTAGAAACAGGAAAAATAATTAATGGGAACTGTATAGATGAAATGTCTAAATTTCCTGAAAACTCAGTTGATTTATTGGTAAGCAGCCCCCCATACAATGTTGGGATTGATTACGATGTACACAATGATACAATGACAATGGAAGAATATTGGGATTTCACTAAAAAGTGGTTAACCGAATCTTTCCGTGTTTTAAAGAATGATGGTCGTGTTGCAATAAACATTCCTTACGAAGTTAATGTACAAGACCGAGGAGGTAGAGTTTTATTTATGTCTGAGTTTTGGTCAGTAATGAAGTCAGTTGGGTTCCAATTCTACGGGTTAGTTGACCTTGATGAAAACTCACCACACAGAAGTAAGACCACGGCTTGGGGTTCATGGATGAGTCCTTCAAGTCCTTACATATATAACCCAAAAGAGTGTGTTATATTAGCTTACAAGAAAGACCGTATTAAAAAGATTAAAGGTCAACCACAATGGAAAGCCGAGATGGTTGACATGGAACAGGAGGATGGAACAGTAAAAACTAAAGCGGTTTATCAAGAAGAAGACAAGAAAGAATTTATGTCTTTAGTTTATGGTCAGTGGGAATATTTTGCAGATACAAAACAACAAACCAAAGCCACATTTTCAATGGATATCCCAATGAGGGCAATTAAGATTCTTACTTATAAAAATGATATTGTTCTTGACCCTTTCGCTGGTAGCGGAACTAGCTTGGTTGCAGCGGAAATCAGTGAACGCAGATGGATTGGAATAGAACTCAGTCCAAATTACGTTGAAGTTGCCAATAAACGAGTACAACATTTTGTTGATTTAAGTAAACAAACTAAAATAGAATTTAAGTAAAAGGGTTTAACGACCCTTTTTTTTGTTTTA